GGAGTCTCCAAGAGTACTTGTGGGGCAACTGTTCAACTAACAAGATCTTTTCTCAAAGAATCCGCTAGAACAACAGCAGATAGGAATCTATTTCGGACAGCGGACATTATAAGTCCCGGTCCTAAAATAGAATAGTCCTCACCTTTAAGTGTACGAATTCGCTTAGCGAATTCCACAAATTCCGAAGAAATTATAGACTTCGCCATTGAAATGTTTACACCAAACCCAGTCATTGTAGTAAGGTAGTCCGGCGCGTCATCAGAAACGATAACGTCGTCTCCCAAAACAGCATAATTTCTTACTGTTGAGGGTCCGGAGGCCTGTACTATCATATGATGAGTAAGTGCTAACATAGCTCAAGATGAATATGCCCCCATGGGTTGTCCAACAGCGTAGTGTATTACACTACCCTTCTTGGATTTTCCAAAAGGCATGTCCATTAATTGAACTCATACACGAGATAAGAACTTACCTATAAATAGTTCTAAAATATCTCTTTGAATATCCCGAGGTAACCTATCGGTTGCCGCGGTTAAATCATAAGAATAATATTTAGATCCATTTTCATTTAAAGCCATTACTGGCTTCATCTGATTATAGGTACCATCTGTAGGGAGCCCTTCAATAAACTTGAAGATTTCTCTATGTAATGGATAGAGCGCTACTTGAGTCCAATAGTTCGTAATCCCGATAATACGGGCTTTACCAGCTGCGTTATAAACAGCAGCCAGACGACCTATTTGAAACCTCTCAGATCAAGTAATCAATCTGATAGGTAAGGACACAAGACAGCAAATGGAAAACGAGAAAAGCATATAAAAAGACCTAGTACCTGCAAATCACAATCAAAGTGAGGCGCAATACCTAGGGTTACTTATAACCGCTATAGTATCGTCGACCAAACCTCTCCATGCAATAGAGTTATTAGGCCCAGCAGACTCTGGTAAAAGAGCCTTAGCTTGTAAACGAGTAAACACTATGTCTGACACATTTGCTAATTCAC